CTGGTTCGATCAGGAACCCGGGTTTTACTAGGAGCTATCCGTTCTCGTTCACGCAGAATGTCGCTGATACTTGGGAGTACAAGACGGTCACTGTTCCTGGGGATGTGACTGGAACGTGGATCGGAAACACGAACGGCATTGCCCTAGAGTTAGATTTTACCATGGCGGCTGGGCCGGGTTTGCAGGGTCCAGTCAATGTTTGGAGTCCTGCTGGTTATATCGGTGTTACGGGAACCATCAACGGCGTTGCAGCCACGACCGACACGTTCCAGATCACCGGGGTGGTTGTCCTTCCGGGAGTTGAGCTGCCGTCGGCGCTCAAGGCTCCGTTCATCATGCGGCAGTACGATCAGGAGAGGATGCTGTGTCGGAGATACTACGTCAACGAGACGTACGGTGCCGGTGGACTTTGGGTGTTGGCGATTGATGGGACGGCTCAATATCGTCGCTTTCATTATAGGTTTAACCCAGAAATGCGCGCGGTTCCTGTGGTTACGGTTACTGGTGGCGTTGCTGGAACATTTCTCGCGGGCATGCCGAAGGCTGCATCTATTACTACCTATTCGTGTGAGTTACAGGGAGATTTAACAACCGCTGCAGGGTATAGTTATATCCTAACACTAATAGCCGACGCGAGACTCTGATGCCGATTGACTTTCCCAGCTCTCCGTCAGTCGGTCAGCAGTACAGCTATGGCGGGATTCTCTATGTCTATTCTCCGCAAGGAACGTGGGTTAATTCGGCTGTTGCTCCACAATCTTCGTCTCTTATTCCCTCTGGCTCGTTGATGCTGTTCCAGCAGTCTTCTTCGCCAACAGGATGGACGAAGCAGACAGCGCATAACGATAAGAGTCTTCGCGTGGTCAGTGGCGCTGCTGCCGCTGGAGGCGTGCAGGCGTTCTCTACCGTGTTCGGGAGAACAGCATCGGACGCCTTCACCTTGACGCAGGCTGTGATGCCAAGTCACGGGCACACGATGTACGATCCAACCCACGCGCATAGCTACATGTACCCGGCTTGGGATCACTCCGACAACGGCGGTGATCAGTTCGCGGTCTATGCCCCTGCCTGGACCGGAACCGACGCCAGGGCCACTGGCGTCAGCACCTACGGCGCTGGTTCTGATGGGGCGCACTCCCACGGCCTCGATATCCGAGTGCTGTATGTGGATGTCATCATCGCGAGCAAAGACTGATGGAGACGGAGAAACCCAGAGCCAAGGGCGATATGAAGTGCCCGCTGTGGAAGAAGCCGATGAAGTCGGTGTGCCATACCTGTAGCTGGTGGACGCATATTCGCGGCAAGCATCCGCAGGGTGAGGAGATCGTGGATCAATGGGGCTGTGCCATTGCTTGGCTGCCGATGCTGATGATCGAGAACTCGCAGCAGCAGCGCGCGACCGGCGCGGCGGTGGAGAGCTTCAGGAATGAGATGGTGAAGCTAAACCAAAACGGAGCGGCGCATGCGATTGAGCATCGTCCCAGGCAATAACAGCGTCACCATCGATGGTGCCAGCGAGCTGATGAATCTCGCCATCTATCCCGCGCTTGAGGGTGTTCATGCTGTGCAGTGGTACGGCAGCAAAGGGCATCTTGAGTTCGACAATTCCGGGTTTCCCGATGTTGAGTTCAAGCCCAATGAGGCCATCACCGACATCAGTCCGTACCAGGACATCATCGATGCATGGTACGCGAGCGCCACCCTGAAGCCTGACTTCGATGCAGGCAACGTCATGATCGACATCCTTACAAAGTAGGAGCCTCCAATGGCTGCGATTGACCTGATTGCCACGGCCCGGAATGATGAGTTCGCAGCTCGGGTGATGATGATCTCCTACAAGGTAGGGCAGATGGTCTCCTCGGAAGACCCCGGCACAGCGGATCACGAGGTGCGCATGGGGTATGCTGGAGTGGTGATTCGAGGGGCTGATAACCCTAAGAACATCGCGGCGCATGTGATCTCCAGCAACCCGACTATCGCCGCCACGATTGAGAGCGACCCAACCAAGTATGGATCGAATGTCCCAGATGGAGATATCGAGTTCGCCCTGTCGAGCATCTGGACGGCCAGAGCCAAGGCGTTCAATCAGACCGCGCCGACACTGCCAGTAGGTACTGCCCCGACAGGGGCACCTCGCCGGAGCCCGTGATGGCACTCAAGTACGTCTACGAGCAGGATTACCTGCTCCCCGGTTGGATGGATGATGGCGGCGGCGCGATCTCGATCTACGCATGGTACGACCGTGACGTGAGCAGTGATCGCTCTGGGGGGCCGGTGATCCCGCTGTACACCCTGGAGCCGGTGTTTGTTTATGACAACCCCGACATGTTCTGGACCTCGTTGCCGGGGAACAAAAGCATGTTCACGACCGAGCTTCATCCCATCTTCTTCATCGAGGAGGACTTGTTCTTTATTCCGATGAGTGTGAGGGCGCTCACACAGCCGATCCAGATGCTGCGAAACGAAGTTCGCCGGGTGAGATAACAGGAGGGTGTGTTGTATTGCGGCAGGGACTTCTCCCCCCAAGAGCGAGGTGAGTCCGAGGTCATCGGGCTCGACTTCGTCAATGATCTGCAGACGGACGAGACCCTGATCAGCTCGGCCTGGACGATAGCGGTCGTCTCCGGGAAAGACACAGACCCCACCGATCACTTGTCGGGTCCATCCAAGGTGGTTGCGCCGCTGTTTGGAACGCTGAAGACGGCGACCATCCAGCGTATTGGCGGGATCCTTCCCGGTGTGACCTATCGGGTGGGAGCTGTTGCTATCACCACGCTGGGCAACACTCTGAAGCTGTGGTCGCACATTCGCGGCGTGGATGACAACATATGACCTACGATGAAGCAGTGAGCTGGCTGCAGACGGCGCTGGAGATTCCGTTGAATCAAACGGACATCAACTTCCAACGCATTGTCCCGTTGATGTTCCTGTATGCCGAGGGGCGCATCTACACGGACATACCCTTTCTGGTGACGACGATCACGCAGCAGCAGCGGCTGACTGCGCTCAATCGTGAATTGATCCTCTCTGACAATGTGAGGACGATTGATCAGATCTGCGTGTGTACCCCGGCTGGGCCGGTGACTTACACCAGTAAGCGGTCGCCACCGCTGGAGCGGATCTCGTCAACGGCGCTGGATATGTTCTGGCCGCAAGCTTCATACAAGCCGGGGGTGCCGCAGAAGTTCGCCCTGATTGGTGGCACGCCGCAGGCGACGTTGCTGGCAGATCCGTTTGCGCTGACCCCGCCCCCGCCGCTGCCGACGACACCAGTGCAGCAGTGGTTCCAGGTGGTGCGGATGATGCCGACGCCGGACAAGAATTACACCATCGAGCTGACGGGGCTGATCCGACCGGACACGTTGTCGCCGACCAACAACGAGACGTTCCTCAGCACGCGCTATCCCGAGCTGTTGATGTGCGCCTGCATGGTGTTTGCCAGTGGCTATCAGCGTGACTTCGGTGCCCAGGCGGAAGATCCGGGAAAGGCGCTGAGCTGGGAGGCGCAGTACAATACGCTGGCGAAGGGTGTGATGGGTGAGCAGGCGCGCGTGCGCGGTGAGGGTCCAGGATACACGCCACAGCCGCCTGCACCGCTGGCGCAGACGCCGAGGGCTCCCTGATGGCGCTCGTCAAGCCCGCGATCCAGCCGGGTTTCCAGTCCCAAGCGACCCAGGTTCAGGCCCAGGGTAGCTGGTTCGCTGGCAACCTTGTGCGCTGGCGCATGGGCTTGCTGGAGAAGGTGGGGGGATGGACACGGCTGGTGCCGGATCCGTTCGCTGCCACCATCCGCTTGATGCACGCATGGCTGGACCTCGACAACCGCAAGAACTTGCTGGTTGCCACGGATCTGGGCGTGCAGCTCCTTGTCCAGACCACGGTGTACGGGCTGGGCAAGCAGATCATTGTCTCGGACGCGATTTTCAGCGCCGTCATCAATACGACTGAGGTGACGGTGCTGACGGCGGCTGCGGTCAAGGTGGCGGATTCATTCCTGCTGCAACTGCCGATCTCAATCGGTGGGCGCATTCTCCTTGCGGGGACGACCTACAAGATCAAGAAGCTCGTCGCTGGCGGGTTCGCCTTCGATATGCCGATTGCCGCGCTCGCGACGGAGGCCACGACCAAGGGCATCCCCCTGCTCACCAATGACATCGTTAATGGGATGACGGTGACCTGGAAGGCGCATGGCTATGCTGTTGGGAGTGTGGTCAGGTTTGCGCAAACCACGGTTCTTCAGCTCGGTGCTGTTGGCGTATGGGAGAAGGTGAACTTCACCGCTCCTGCCGGGACCGTAGTCTCGGTGGATGCCGTGCCAACGGTGGATACCTTCACGTTCTCGATGGGCGCGCTTGGCACTGGTGACGGCACCGGGACTGTCACGCATCAGGTCTATCTCGGGTCAGCGTC